TTGCGCAAGTGACCTAAACACTTTTCAACCAACGCACGGATTGGTTAACCGATTAAATAACGGTTGAAAAGTGACTACTACTTTAGGCATACACTATGAAAATTTGTGACCCACGTAAAAATTCAAACCACATGCAAGATGTACAACATCTTACAAGGGTTTGATAAAAAACCGTGAGTTCTAAATGAACATAGTGTAAGATGCAGAGCATCTCGCCTAGGTATAGAATTAAAGCATTCTATGCCCCCCTTCGGCCACCGAAGAGTATTCTGACTCATAAAAATGAGACTTTTACGCCATGGTTTAAAGTCATCATGAACTGACTTAGCGTGAAGCATAGATCTGACCCCTAGATTTACACTTCACGCTGCGACTGGATTCGGATAGGAATACATTATAGGTGCTCCGATAAACAGGCCAAGCTGAAAATCTTCCGCAACCGAAACATACCGATCCAAACGGTAGTCTGCCCCAGGAGTTTCTCCAGGGACATCCACATGAATATCGTGAGCATGTGGTAAAAAGGCAGGATAACGTTTGATTCGTCTAGCAGCCTCGAAACGTTGCCCATACGTATAGTATGGGGTTTCAAACTCCAAGGCAGGCTGGACTTGTACACACGTAGCATGGCTTCCGCCAAGGCTGGGCTTTTCAGTATCCTGCATAGCCCTACGCCTATTGCCCGGTAACGTCTGGTTAATCTGATGAGTAGAAGACGTATTGGCAGATCCATTAAGGTTGTGCCGAGACACACCCATGGATAATGCACGCGTGGAAATACCATACTGATTTAGAATGTACTTGTGCCTTAATCCGCCACGACGACAGGCGAAAGCAGGCGTTAAATAATTCATAAGTGTGGTAGTGCAGAAATTGTAACCTGAAGTTTCCAACGCGGAATTTTCTGCCGAATCTTCCCCACCATTTTCCCAACCACGATAATAGGGAAAATCTTGAAGATTAAAACTAACCATACGTAATTGACCTGAATTTCCTTCCTCAGCTGGCCAATATGAATTGAAAAATTGATACCGACGAAGCAATTCACGAAAGGAAACAATACGTTCTCCTTGATAAACTAAAAATTGATTATCCTCTTTTATTGACTCACCAGGAGCGAAAGAGGGAATCTCATCAGTACACGTAGGAGAATTGGAATTGTCAACTGTGGTCGCAAGGGCATCTGGTGCGACTTCTGACTGTTGCTGAAACACAGACAATTGAGCTAGATTTTTGGTAGTGGGTACGGCCAAGGCGAAATCATCACCGGCTGCAACCCACACCTGAATCTTGACATCGGCTTCAGTTATAGACGGAGTTGCAAGTTCATTAACAACGTAAATTGCTATAGAACCATTATCCCCAGAACCACCTGCCACGACAGGATTGACATCATCTACAATGTCAGCACTAGGAATTCCGTCAATACCAGAATTTTTGGCCCAAGCTCTGATGTCCGCCCATTTAACCTCATACTCAAAGTCTCGATTTTCAGAAATATCGATAATAGTCGAGTACGTCTGATTAAATGGTATTGCACCAGGCGGGCTAGTAACGGGATTGTAAACAATCCTGAGACGCCCACGATGGTACTCAGAACACACAACATTAAATCGAAATTTGATTGAACCTTGCCACGCCTCAAAAGGTGTAGCCCCAAAAGCTAATGCTGTGCTGTGAATCTCCTTGACAGGAGGCGCATCAACAACATCACCATATAGCGGGGTAACCAACATTGAAGTAAGCAAAGAATCAGCGGTGGCTGATTCTGGCCAATCAAACTGACGCCAATATGACCAACGCTGGCAAATTGAGTTAATTGTCAACTCGTCTTCACCACCAAGGCCCATTAAACGAGTGTCAATAGACAACTCGTTCTTGGAGTCCAGCGATAACTTAACCAATGGTTCCGGCGCATCAGAATTGGCAAGATTGCCAAGATAGCGCGGAACAAAAGGTTTAGAATCAGCTAAGACCTGAGGGCGAGAATAACCAAACAATTTAGCAATATCACCAATACGCGTTGAAACCATTGAAGTGGCTTTAGCATATGGCGACAAAACAGGAATCATGGACAAAGCATCTGCAGCCTTTGCAATAGCGGATGCAGGTTTGCTAACTAGTCCATTCTGAGTGAACTCAGAAACTGACGACTGATTGTTTGCTTTCATCATCTGGCGATTACTCTTACCTCCAGCTTGCTCAGAATACGGCTTAGGAAAGCCAAATTCATCGAGGTCAGCAGAGGTGACCTTGCCTTGGTTGCTGTACTTGGTACTTTGAGCAGAATTAGTGGTGGGAACAGAAAGAGTCAAATTCTCTGCCCAACAAAAGACAGAAATCGTGATCGGATCTGTTCCACCATTTGCATGTTGCAATACATCAAAATCGTGAATGTCAATTTCTCCCATTTCCGCAAACCAATTTGCTTTGGTAATATCCAAATAATTCTCAGGCCAAATGAAAGGCAATAGCATTTCACCGCCTTGAGAAGTGGTAGGATCAAGCAGTAGATGCGGTTTCTGCGAAGCTTGAATAAGATCCGCAGCAATGAATGTACGATTGACAGTAACTTCATCAAATTGAATGTAAGGATTGTATGACATCAATGCGCGCCCATAATAGAAACTATTACCATTTACGAGAAC